CGTAATATCCTTCTGTCAGATAAGCGTTTTCCGGGAATTCGTCCGTCACCGTCGGTTTGTTTTTACTGCTTTCTTTGATGTCATACGGCACATAGTAGTCAATTACATGCTTTTCTTCCAATGTATCTTGGCAAAAGAAGACGATATGCTCTTTTTCTAACAATGTGACGTTCTCCCGGAATCTGTCAAATTCCGCTGTATTGCCTTTCTCAGCATCAACCTTGAAGAATGATTCGAATTCTCCGGTATCAACATTCTTTCTGCCGATTATACTCGCATAAATGTCCGGAATTGCTGTTCCTCTGCATTTAAGTTCAATTTTGTTTTCAAGAATCAACCCTTTTGCTTCTAAATCTTCTCTTGCTATTGCTGTTAATTTCATAATTCGTGTTCCTCTTTCCATTTCTTCTCACTGAATTCATCCGGTTCCATATATGTGTTTCCATCACACTCAACAACTCCACGTCCGTATCTGTAAGCACATTGTCTACAGAGTGGTCTGAATGCTATAAATCCTCTATCTCTTCCCTTAGATATTTGAAACCTTGCTGTGTATGGCATGATTTTGATTCCCGGAACATGAGATTTCATATCTCTGCCACAACACCAGCATTTATATTCGCATCCAGTTATCTCATGGATTTCTTTACTGTAATCTTTTAAAATCCCACCATATCGAAAAGGCTTATCTTTCAGTGTATTCTTCCCTTTCATGTGATTTCTCCTTTTCTTCATCAGCTCCAGGATGCTTCCGGTTCAGCTTCGACCTCAACATCATCATCGTGCATCTCCATAATATCTGTGATATCGCAGAATGCTCGATCTAACCGCATCATGAAAATGTCAAATTCATCTACGTATCTTAATGAATTGATATCAAGTTCGCTTTTGAATCCTGTGATACGGAATCTATTACTTCTTGATTCATATAAATGGATTTTCTTTGTCAGCTTCTCATCCTCTACACATTTAAAAACTAAATCGCAAAATCTTCCTCCGAACATACTATTTCTTATATCCACGCTTACTCTTACTTCCACATTTTGGTAACTCGGTCCATCGCCTGTGCAGATTTTAAGTTTAGATGTATCAACATTCTTGCTGACATATTCCTTGTATTTCTCGAATACGTCTTTTAAGCTGCTTACATCTTTATCCGGCTCTGTCATAAGGCTTTTGAAGTTTCCTAAGATTTCCTTGTTGTCAACTAAATTCGTGCTGTTAATAATTTCTGTGAGAATTGCATCAAGTTTTACCACATAATCATCCAAACTTACTCTTTCGATTGCCGGTGTCATTACTTCTTTTACTTTCTCATCAATAACCTTTCTTGCATCACCATTCCATCCGAACTGTTCTTCGATACTACTTTTCAGTGCTTTGGTCACGGCATCAGATACAAGTTCCTCAACTGTGCCATCATTCAATTTATCTGTTACTGCCTTTGCTATTCTTTCTTCAAATGTACTCATAATTCGTTCCTTTCTCCCTATTCAATCTCTGATATATACCTGTCTACCAATTCACCATTTACGTATTTATTGGTTATTTCAACTCTTATCGAATCCCCCTCTTGACTATCTGCAAAACTTGGGCCGTTCATTCCACCGCTCGCATAATCGGCTTCTTCATAAGTCATGCCATCATATTCAACTTCTATTTCCCACTCCCATCGTGGACAAATAGTGAACCATTTCTGCATATCTATGTAAGTGATGGTTGCATCCACATCTTCGTAGGTATATGTGATTTCCTCTTGTGGCTCACGGTTATTGTCTGAAACTTCGTCAGAACAACCAACCAAGAAAATGCAAATTAGAATTAAACATAATATTTTCTTCATTTCCTTACCTCTTCTCCTTAAAAATGCGTAAAAAAATACCAACCACCGAATATTGATGGTTGGTAAAAGAATATTTATTTTATTTTTGAACTTATTTCCATTCCAAGAATCTCTTCATTACTTGGCTTTCCTTCTTGGATTTTGTTTAGCAAATCAGTAATCATTTTTTCAAGTTGATCTACGTTATGCGCTAAGCTTCCATCCATTTGAGCTCCGTTTATTCCGATAACACGACCACTTCTTATTTGTTCAAGTTTGGTGCTTATTTCAAGTAGCTCTGATGAATATTTTTCACTGATTTTATACTCCAATTTCTTTTCACTCATTGGCATTTCCTCCCGTACATTTAATTTATACAGGAATTATACCATTCCAACCATCAATATTCAATTGTCAAGGTGCTTTCATGATTTTTCTCCACGTTTACAAATATCTAAAGCACAATGCATACATCTTTTGCTCCCAGTCGCACCGAGATAAAAGCTCGTCAAAATCCTTTTCCGGCATGAACTTTATCCCGTAATGCAATCTGGATATGAATTTATATAATTCTTCAAACATTGCTACTCCTTGTATTTCTCCATAATCTCCATAATTGCTTTCATGTGTTCCGCTACTTCCGGCAAATCTTCATCACTGATTCTTCCGATGCGATCATTTCTTTTCAATTCGGTTAACTCAAATATTCCGTTTTTAATAGAACAAAATGCCTTAGCAAGAAAAGTTTCTTTCTCAGCTTCACTATCACACTCATAAAATACTTCTCTTTTGTCATGTTCTCCAAACTTATCCGTAAAGAATTTGGTTCGCTTTGGAGTGATTCTTGTAATTTGTGCCGGAAAAATCAGTTTATGCCGGAATGATAAACCCCATCCGTAGCTTACTTCTCTTGCAATACCTACCACATCTCCAACTTTCAATGTGTCTTTGTCTATCTCTTTTAATTCAATGTTCATTATTCATCTCTCCAATCAAATGCTTTTCCGCATTTAGGGCAATAATATATATCTGTCCCGTCAAGCACTCCCGGTTTATGTGTTGTTGTAAATCTTCTTTTACACTGCGGGCATTCCCACAACGAACAAGTATCGCTCCTGTTATGTAAAAAAATTGGTTTTTCCGGAATCTGTTTGCGGAGTGCCGCATCTACCTCACTTGAATCGAATTGAATTTTATTTACTATTGCATCTGGTCTTTTAGCCATATTTTTCACCTTTCTACGCAAACCTTAATTGTTCTTCTGTATCATCAATTATCATGTTCGGCATTCGTTCACCGACTTTCAGATACGGACAGTTTGCTTCTACAAGCTTTTCTGCCATGATCGGCACAACACTGTTCCCAATTCTTGCAACTTGCTTTGCTATCGGATATTTCTTCCAGTTATAATCCCGGTCTATAATGTAATCTTTCGGAAATCCTTGCATCAGTTTTAGTTCTTCCGGTTTCAGCATCCTCAAAAAGATATCAGATATGATGTATTTCTCGCCCTTGATATCCAGGATTACATTCACCAGTCCAAAACGGTCTTTTGTTGTGATCGTATCAAGCGGTCTATCCAGTGTCTGTCCGCACCCACCGCCGTAATACTTAATCAGAAATGCTGATACCAATCCGAAATGCCCCGGAGATGTCGTAATTGTATGTAATGGTTCATCACAGCCCTGTCCAATCCCCGTCTTGTAATACTTCGTGATAAATGCTGTCACAAGTCCGTATCTATTCGATGTATCAATCGTCTTGATCGGTTCTGTTAAACGCTGTCCTCTTGAATCACCGGCTCTCGTCTCTCCGTGATATTGAATGATATATGCCAGTGCTTCTCCACTCCTCACGATATAAGGAGATTCTGCATCGATAATATATTTCTTAATGCCGTTCGCAATTCTCTTCTGTGTAGCTTCTGCAAGTGGCTTCTTGCGGTCAAATATTGAACTGCCAAGATCTGACCAGTCAATGTAATCTCCACAAGGTTTCCACTTCTTAAAGCCAATGCCGTCAGCACTGTGCGTTTGCTCTGGCCATCTGATTTCTTTTCCATCTCTACGGAATACAGCGTACCATCTCTTTCTTGTAGTCGGTGCTCCGTAGTCCGCAGCTACCAATTCTCTACTACCGAAACGGTACCCGAGGCTCTTCATTGCTGTAATGAATTTTTTATAATCCTCACCTTTCTTCTCCGGTATTGGATAACCTTTTTCATCTAACGGACCCCACTGTTGTATTTCCTCCACATTTTCCATCAACACCACGTCTGGAAGAATCTCCTTTGCGTGTTTGTATACCGCCCACGGAAGAATCCGAAGTCCTTTTTCTCTTGGCTTGCCACCCTTTGCTTTGGAGTGGCTTGTACAATCTGGACTCGCCCACATAAGAGCCACATGCTGTCCTTTTACGTATTTCTTTAAGTTGACATTGAAAATATCCTCAGTCAGATGAAGTGTGTCCGGGTGGTTGGTCTTATGCATCAGAATAGCATCTGGATCATGGTTAATGGCTATGTCTACCGGTCTGCCGAGTACCATTTCTATTCCTACGGATGCACCACCGCCACCGGCAAAGGCGTCTATAATTAAATCTTTCATTTCGGCATTACCTCCAGGAAATCACTGATACTCATTTGTCCTTTAATATGTCCTACACCAGACTTTTCCTCTTCCATTCGTTTCTTCTTGTACTCATTATATTTCTTTCTGTACTCATAACTCCTGCCGAAAATGTTCCATGCTGCTTTTACTACATTCGGTTCATAAGGTCTGATTTTCTCCAAATCATCCACAGCTTTGTATGATATAGGGCAACCGCAACATCCTGTTCTTGTCAGTCCGTATACCTCATAAGCATCAGAATACTTGATTCCGTAATAGTTTTTGTACCATTCCTTATCTTTGTCAGATACATAATAAAGAGGTCTCAAACGATACTGTCCGCTTGCAGTCTCAGTGAAGCACAATGCTGTATTATCCTTTCTTGGAACTGATCTCATTCCACCTTCATCTCTTCGTTCTCCGGTTATCACCATGTCGTATGATTTCTGAACCTTATGAGCAATTTGCTTTTTGCAGTAGTCACAACATTTCGCACTTATCATAAAATCCGGTGGATATTCCTCAATAAAATCGCGCATATACTTTGAAGAGTTGATTACTAGTTGAATGTTCGGTCTTGGTTCTCCTTTAGAATTGCAGCAACAAAGAAAGTTGATTAAACTCTCACACTTCGGATATCTTTCTTTCAGTTCTTTTCTCTTTGCCGCTTTATCCTTTGCCTGGTCGTACTCTTGAGCAATAGACAGTGGAACTCCTTTTTTCTGCCAATCTGATAATCCTCCAGACATAATCTTTGATACAAATGGAATTCCATATTTTCTAGTGGATTGCACGATATTGATTTTCGGTCTTACTTCTTCAATCTCAACACCATATTTCTCAGCAACATCTTTCACATGGTCTTTTGTTGCTTTCATTTCCAATCCAGTGTTGAAAAACACATATTTGATTGGTGGAAGTTCAAATATCCGTCTCGTCCTTTCAATCAGGTCAATCATAATGTCACTATCAGCACCGCCAGAGTAGGAACAAATAGCATTAGGATGTTCCCTCAATCTTTTTGCGATAATACTCTTAATTGCTTCAAATTTTGCCGGAGAATCAAAGTCTGCATAATCCGGTCTATCTGTGTATACTTTACTTACTCCTGTTTTCATCTTCTCGAAAGGAGCCGATATATCTTTGCCCGGCCGGAGCTCCGTCTCCTTTCTGTAATTTAATGTTATTTATTGCAAAGCGTATCAACCAACTCTGCTACAAGATCTACACACTGTTCACTTATGCTATCTCGCTGCGTCACATCTTCTGCACAATTAATATCGTTCGCTTCGATAAATTCATGCAGTTTGCAAAGCACCTGCTCTTCTCTTACTGTCATCATCACTTCACCTCATTTGCAAGCTGGAATCCCATTCTTGCCACATTCCTAAGATTGTCCTTAATCAGTGACTTATTCGGCTGTCTGTGGGAACACAACCATTGCATGTCTCGGTCATCCTCCCAGTCTTTGGCATTCCATTCGTCCAAATACTCATACTCAGCTTTCGCCACCTGTAAGCATTGAATCATGTAATCTATCTTTTCTCCTGTGTTCATGACTACTCCTTTACTACGCATCTGCGCTCGCTGATTGCATAATATTTTCCATCATGCTCTGAACAGTATTTCTTAAGGATTTCTGCCTTTTTCGCATCCACTGATTTAATATAAGTTTCAACTTTTTCTTCGTGTTTCAAGATATGAGTATCAGCTTCGATAATCAGCACACACCACGTAAACTCCGTCTCAACATCTTTTTTCTCATGGTCTTGCTTCCACTGTTTGAGGATTTCAACAACTTGTTCAGGGTATTTTTTTAAAAATTTATTGCAGAAAATATCTTCACCATTATTAAGTCTACTGAACTTGCATTCAGAACATGAAATACTTTCACACATTTCACACTTAAGCCTAATTGTTTCTTCCGCTGTCAGTTCGTCCTCTACTAATCCTTCAAACATTTCGTCTGTCCAGTAATAGAGATTATCATTGATTTCGTATCGTTGCTTTTCGTTTTCTACTTTTTTAATCTCAACAATGCTTCCGTGCAGTTCTGCCATATTTCTATTTGCGCCACACTTACCATATTGCCCGTATTCTTCCAAGTCTCTTCTAACTCTTACCTTGTCTCCAACTTTGTATTTCATTTCGTGCCTCTCTTTCTCAGTTTTTCTAACAGATTCTTTCTCTTCTGTTTCTTCTCTTTCCATCGTCTCAGGTACTCAATCTGCGCCTGATCCTCTTTCTCTTGTCTATTCATGGTCTTTATCCCTTGTACAGTTTCGGAAGTGGCATCCATGCTGTCACCTTGTACAGTGAACAACCGCCATGTCCGTTTGAATATCTGTCCCACTCAAGGTATCCATACTGTCTATCAAGCCAGTGCTTTTCCTCATCCTCATCAAATACCTTGATGTAACACCCAACGCTGTATTCTCTGTATCCGTTACCGCTCTTGGATGCGATTGTTGTAAGGACATCACTTTCATCTTCCGGGAGTCTTTCCGTTACTGGAATCCATCTACAATCCTCATCGGCATCATCAATCTTACACATCTTCTCGACATACTTTCTGACATTCTCTGTTGCCAGTAGGATTCCTTCATCCTTGCGATCAGGGTTCAGCTCATCCGCTCTTTCTCCCTTTAGTTCTTCCTCGGTTTCATTCAGCCATGAAAGAAATTCTTCTACATCAAGTGTCTTACCCATTGTTTCTCCTTCCGCCGGTTGCAACGTACTCTCCGTAACTCATTCCAAGCTTTCTTGCTTCTGCTGCAATCCTTGCTATCTCATTTTGGTACTTTGGCTCTCTTGCAGCCTTTTTCTTTTTCGACATGGCTCTCTTTCTCTTCTCCCATTCCGCTTTCTTCTGTTCGGCAGTTAATGCTCTGTATCTTGCCTTACCTCTCTCACAAGACTTTTTTCTACTGGCTTCTGCACAGCAAGCCTTGCTGCAATACTTCTTTCGATTGCCGACTATCTCAAATTCTTTTCCGCAGACTGAGCATACAGCCCAGCTGCTTTTTATCTCTGCCATTCTTAATCACCTTCCTAGCAACTTACTTTCCAGATCATCCATGTCATAATGCCGTCTCTCAAAGTTGTTATTGTTCTTCGTTGCTGGTTTCTTATCGTGCCGTTCATCATACTTTCCTTCAAGCACCTTCACAAAGTTGTTCGGATTGATGAACCAATCGAAGTTCAGTGAGAACCTTGTATCTGTTTTTCCCTGAAGGAAGTCACTCTGTTTGACCTTATCAACAGCTTGTATCACTTTCTCTTCTCCGAATTGCTCAAGTAAGGCAATCAGTGAAGTACATCTCTTAGAGCCTTGATTGATCCTGTAAATCATTTTGATACCGTAAGGCTCTAGCTGATTCCATGCATCGATGATGGATTGAATGCTATGCTGCTTTATAGATACGTTAGTATCTATATATTCTTTCTTTCTTCCTTTCTTCCCTTCTTCTATTGTTGTCACTTGCTTGTCACTTGCTTGTCGGTTGCTTGTCGGTTGCTTGTCACTTTGCGTGTCACTCGATTGATACGAACAGTAATTATTCACCGTAAATACGCTGAATTTGTTATATTTTTTGCTTGTCACTTCGCCTGTCGATTCTAGGTGTTTTATTGCTGTTCTTATCTCTCTAACTGAAAGGTTAGTTTCTTCAGATAATTTGGCTAAAGAAGATACGAATGACCCCCTTTTTATCTCAATTCCTAAGAAAAATCCGTCCTTCCAGTTCGCTTTTAAAAGCATGTGTATGAACAATCTGGAAGTGTTTTTGTCTTTGTACCACCCCCACTCGAGGAGTGACCGATTAATCTTTATGTAATCGCCTTTCATATAATTTCATCCAATCTTCCATTGTCATTGTGACCAGCCAATCCTTGTGATTCTTCCGATGCATTACCGTAGGCATTTCGCCCTCTCTCGCATCGTTTATGGACTGTTCCACAGCTTCATAGATGTTAAGCTTCTCTACCCTCTTGCACTCAATATGGATGCCAGGAAGACCGACTACATCCGCATCTCCATTGGATCCACAGAACTGCTGCCCTCTCCGGCAATCATATCCATATCTGTCTTTAAGCAGATTTGCTAACTCTCTTTCTCCCTCTTTCCCTTTTCGGTTTGAGTTCATCTGTGTCTACCTCCATGTTGCAATTCTTGGCTGTTCGCCTTGCTGTTTTTAGTGCCCAGCCGATACTCTTCAACCGGCTTTCTTCTTGTCTGATATACTTCATCAGCATCATTCTTTCTTCTAAGATATTCATGTCTGGAATGAAGTACCCTCTTCCATCTTGCATGTTGAGAATCGGTATATCTCGTCTTGCATAATGGATCATGTCTCTAATTGTTCTATCGTCTATTCCGGTCAGATCAGACAATTCAGCTCTCGTGATTGCTCTGTCATGTCCGGTTCTGATGTAATCTAATATGTCAATATCGTAAGTCTGCATTGTTCTCCTTTCTCTCCCCGGACAAGCCGAGGAGACGAATCATCATGGCTCTGATTAAGGATTGTGACATGCTGTTCAGTCAGCCATTAGGAGTTCATATATCAACCTTATCCGCAAGGTTAATACCTGTTATAACCAAGACTTTCCGAACACCTCTCTGAACTCTTCTCTGCTGCATATATGCTCTTCGAAATATCGTTGAGCCATCTGCTTAAGCTCCAAGTCCAGTCCATGATTCGGATTGTCATGTACGCTCCCCTTTTGAAATTCATGGAGATACGGTGCAAGGGGAATCACAAATCCGTATCTCTCAGATATCTTTCTTCTGCTGCCACAAAAGATATGGTGTATGTGTGGATAAGGATATCCAGTGAAGAAGCAGTGGTCCATATCATCAGTGAACACACTTTTCAATCGTTTAGCCAATGTCCACACCATATCTTTCTTTCAGTAATCTCTTTTCATCCGGTGTAGCAATCGCAGCATCCGGCATTCCTACTTCTTTGCAACTTGTAATCAGTCCGTCAATTAATCTTGCCATCTCCGCGCTATCATAAGTATGAGATCCTCTCAGAAGCTTATAGGTCCGATATGTAATCCCATCATTTCCTTCTCTTATCTGGGAAGTTGGTTGTAAGTGATAATCCGTGGCATTCCTGACTTTTCTTTCAGCTTCTTCCGTATCTGGGATTGTCATATATACCGCTTTTCCTTCGAATATCTCTGGCTGACCATACCGGCACAACATTAGATTATGTGCTTCTGGATTTGACAGGCTTATTGCTTTTGCAAACTTACCGAGCAGCACCCAGTAGTAGGCATTCGCATCCAGACTCCTTTTCCTTCTGTATCGCTTGATTTCAAGGCTTAACTTTTCACAGTCTTTCAATTCCTCATATGCCTGTGTAAAGTCTTCCTGCGGCTCAAATAGAATGGTCAGTCGCCGTGTAGCAAAGTCAATAATTGGCTCTTTTAACTTTCCGGTGAACTTCATTTATACACTACAACTCTCCTTCAACTCTTTTACGTGATCAAAAGCATTCTTATACTGGTTAATCGTCAGCGCTTCTATTTTCTGCACTTTATACAATACAAGTACTTTACTTTCATCAATTCCATTTTCAGTAAACAAACTCCGAAGAGAATTAATATGATTTTGATTAATCTTTATATTGCTGCTTGTACTCTTCCCATCTTTCTGATCAGACTTGTCTTGATTCTTCTGCTTTTCATATTCATCAGAATCAGGATCTTTCACATCATCCAAAAGAAACAAACCATTCAATGCGTATTTTCTTGCATAGCTGGATACTGATCCAGTAATCTGCGCTTCATCCATTCCTTTCTTTTCCTCTGATTCTCTCGCATAAGCAGTTACAGAAATCTCCTCATCTGATTCGCAATCAACCAAAGTTGCTGTGGCTTTTATATACACCTTCCCAGCAACTTCCACAATTTCGTCTTTCAGCGTCAGAAAGACCTTTAAATCCTTTTCATATTTCTTGAATTCAGCAAGAATCGTCTCCGCATTTCGATAATAGAATTTACCAAATTTATTATATTGATCTTTGGGGACTTTCATATCCTGCTGCAGTTTGGATAACTTTTCTCCAATCTCCATCAAACATCCTTCCTTTCGAAATAAACACCAAAGCTTGTCATTGCCTGTTCAATATCTTTAAGTTCCTCTTCTGTAGCAACAACGGTGTAAATTACCTTCTTAGACTCTTCACTGCTCAAGAATCTTGCCTGTTCCTCATCTACTTCTTTCAGCTTTTCAACAGTTTCTTTCTCCGCTTTTCTTTTGATTTCCTCTTCTTCGAGGATTCTTCTACGTTCTTCAAGACGGATGCGTTCTCTTTCAGCTTCCAATTCTCTTTCTCTTCTGGCAGCTTCTTCTGCTTCTTTTCTCTTAAGGATCTCTGCTTTCTGAATTTCGTAATCACTAAGATACTTAATTGCTGATGCAAGGTTGTTGTTCTCCATGTAGAAGTTGAGAGCAGTTTCTTCTTTTTCTGATCTCATGGCTTTGATAGCATTGATATCAGCATTTGTAGTTGCAACTCTGCTAGTAAGTTCTTCTCTAATGTCTTTCATTTTTGTGCCGGCATTCGTCCACTTCTTTCCGTAGATACGCTCCAATGGAATGTAATCCTGTAATTCACCCGGTACAATTTCTTCATAAGCAAGCAAGATCTCTTCTTTACGTTCATTGATACGCTTCTCTTCGAATTCTTTTACCTTGTAATCAATTAGTGTGATTGGCTCATCGATTAATGTGATAAGTTCCTTTACCTTAGCTTCGAACTCATCATAAGGCTTCATATATTCTTTCTTTACTTCAATTCTTCTCTCGTTTACTGCTGCTTTTTTCTTTCTCAGCTCTGCGAGGTCTTTCTTCGCATCCTTTTTTGTATCTTCCGTAAACTCTTTACTTTTATATTTCTCAAGCTCCTGTGACACCTGGTTCTTAAATTCATCAAAGTTAGCTGTGATTTCTCCAATGCTCTGCACCACATTAAATTTCAGTTCGTTCATCTTTCATTTCCTCCGCATTGTAATTGTCTGCAAGTCTCTTATGCATCTTATGTTGTGTGATTCCCAATTCATCAAAGGACAGTTCCTCATGCTCCCACACCGATGGTTCTTCGTGCTTGACCGGAAGTCCGATAATTGCTTTCACTGTGTCCAGTTTGATATATCCGTTTTCTTCATTGCTGATGTAAGCTTTGAGCGTTTCCATTCGTGCATCTGTTTTGCACAGCTCTTCAAATTTTGAAACGCTTACTTCAAGTGTTTTTTCTAACAACATTGCTTTCTCCTTTCACAATGGCAGTTCTTGTACTAATTGCAGAACAAGTGTGCTAATTGCAAGAAGTTTTTCGTCAACGTCTCTATCTCCACGCACGTACCGTTCTACGTTTGCGAAAATGTATGCTGATGCTTTCATAATCAAATCTTCGTCTTTGACACCATTCATGTCACAAAACTCTGATGCAAATATTGGAATGATTGCGTTCAGCTTATCCAAAGTTATGGTAAAATTATCTTTTTTCATTGCTTTCTCCTTTTTGAATTGTTATTATTAAGTTGGTTAATTACCTAAGCGCCTGAAGATTTGCCGTCTTTCCCGGGCGCTTATTTTAATATCCGAAGATAACCCATGTTGCGATTCCTAAGACAACTACCAATCCCATCGCAACTACTGTCATAACAGCAGACTTTTTTTCTTCTCTGTCATCATGCTCAATTCTTCTTGGCTTTCTCTTGATATCAACTATCTGGATTGCTCTTCTTTGGATGTCGATCATATCGATCTGATTCATTTTTTCTACCTTCTTTCTTGTAAGATATACACGGATAACCTCTGCTTCTCTCTATGCAGTGTTTTCTTTTTCTACAGTTGCGACAGTTCATATTCTTCTCTGCCTTCCATTTTTCTTACTAACACCATTGCTTCTACCGGATCATATTCAGGCACATACTTTTTCGTAGCACCTTCGAGATGTTTGAAGAACCGGTTGTAATCTGCGTAGACCGCTTTATCGATGTATCTGTCAATAATCGCATCTTTTGGATACCGACCTAGCTTGATCTGATTCATGATTCCGTATTTCCGATTCTTAACAGTTCCCATTGATTGACCGTAAGCTTCTTTAAAGTAAGATGTCTTTGCGTATCTGTTCACTGGCTTTCGTTCTTCTTTGACAGCTTCAGCAATCAGAGGAAGCAATTCTTGGATACGTTCCAATTCTGCAACGGCTTGTGCTTTTGTCATCTGCATTTGCCATTTCCTTTCTTACTGCTTCTTTCTTGACTTCTTCTCGGAAATTAGATCATCAACTGTACAGCCCAAAATATCAGATACTTTTTTTATACTTTTTACTGTAGGGCTTACGCTTTTTCCCCATTTGCAAATACTCCCTGTTGATAGTCCTGCTTTTTCTTCAAGCTTATTGATAGAGATTCCACGCTTTTTTGCCATTTTGCAAATATTTTCGTAAATCAAATTTTCACCTCCAATATTATTTTTTGTAAGTTCTGAAAATATCGCCAAATTCTATTGACTATCTTCTGAAAATATCCTATAATTCGAATTACCATAAACAAATAAATAGCACATTGACATTCCGATTTATTTTTGCGATTTTTTCAGAACTTATAATTTTATTATACGCGATATATTCAGAATGTCAAGAGGTTTTTGCGATTTTTTCAGAAAGGGATATAAAACTATGAAAGAACGTATTAAAAGCTTGTGTAAGTCACATGACATATCAATGAACAAGCTAGAAGAAACTCTTGGTTTTGGGAAGGGATATATTAGTAAACTGGGAAGCAGTACACCTAATACTGCTAAGATAAAACAGATTGCTGATTACTTTAATGTAACGGTCGACTATCTGATGACTGGCGAAGAAAAGAAAGAGGATCCTTATGCAATTACTTCCAAAGACGAAAGAGACATTGCAAAGGATTTAGAGAATCTCCGTGGAAAATTAATGAATGGTGCAGATGGTCCGCTCTCTTACGAGGGTGAACCTATTCCGGAAGAAGACACAGAACTGCTTCTTGGACAGATCGAATTAATGATGCGCCGGTTGAAACCTATCAATAAGGAAAAATACAATCCTAACAAGAACAAGAAGTAGGTGTTGCAATTGAAAGCACATGATGTTAAGCGCTTAGTTGCTTATTACGTCAAAAAGTATGATACTAGAAACCCTTTTAGGCTTGCAGAATATCTGAATGTTGAAGTTCAGACCGGTCCGCTTGGATCCCGCGCTGGATGCTATATGTTCCTCAAGAACCATAAGTGCATCTTCCTTAACGAAGATTTAGAGGAACATGAAAGAACTCTTGTCATGGCTCACGAACTTGCTCATTCGATTATGCACCGAAAGGAAAATTGTTATTTCATTAGAAACAAGACTCTTCTGCTGACTTCCAAGATGGAAATTGAAGCGAATACTTTTGCAGCAGAACTGTTGATACCAGATGAACTGATCTATGAGAATCCTGGAATGCCCAGAGAACAAATAGCACGCTTGTCTGGATATAATGAAATGATTATGAAATTCAAAGAATTGTAATTGCGAGGTTATTATATGAGGCCTAGCCAGTTTAATCTAATAAGAAGAATGTGCATCCGGATGTCTAGGCAACGATATTATGAAAAGGTTGCGAAAAAGAACAGGAAGAAGAAACAAAAACTTCTAAACAAACAGCAGAAACTTATTAACAAGCAAGAAAGAAAGAAACGTAGAGCTACAGAAAAAGAACAGGTGACGTTATACAAAAAGATGCATCCAACTCCGAAAGTTATCCGCACTTCTGCATTTTATAGGAATATAACTCTTGCTATATTTTTTGGATGGTTTATCCTTTGGTTTTGTGTGATAAGTATACCTACAAGACCATCTGATAGCTTTCTGGATTCATTGTTTCTTTTAATCGGATGGGGAATCCTTCTTCTGTATCCGATGATTCGATACATAGTACAGAAGAGAGATGAAACAGCAAAGCGAGATACGGCAGTCTGTCCTCTCTGCGGATCCACAATGGAAAATGGTTATAATTTCTGTACTTCTTGCGGTTTTTCACTAATTCCGCATCAACCCCAAAACGTTCCTCAAAAAGAGAAACGTTGTCCTTCTTGTGGAGCAATAGTAGACAAGAATTACAATTTTTGTACAGAGTGCGGATATTCTTTTTTACAGCAACCTAAAATTACCAAATTGTCAGCAGAAGAAAGAAAAGAACTCCGAGAACAATATAAAATGCAGCGTGAGATTGATCAGCATTGGAAGTTTAGGCAAAAGCGGATTGAAGATGATACGCTTAGGAATATCAAGAGCCAGAATTACAAGCTAAAAAAGGAAGATGACAGGGAAAATCGTGACCAATATGATGAATTAACAAAATAAGGATATAACTCCCGGAAGGGATTTATATAAAGCGTGTGGTGCGCTTAGCAAACAAGGCTATATCACTAAAAGAAAGAGAGGGAAACACGAATGAAAAAGAAAGGCGGATGTTTAAAAACTGTATTAATTGTTATCGGCGTAATTATTATACTCGGTATCATAGGTTCTGTTATTGGTGGAAAGGATGACGGACCTAAAAAGGTAAACAGCGACACTTCTACTGACGCAACGCAAGATGCTTCAAAGAATGAATCAGAGCCGGAACAGACTGTATTTAACGTTGGAGATACTGTGAATCTCAATGATGTTGAAATTACACTTGTGAACATCACCGAATCTGCCGGTGGGGAATATACTACCCCTGACGAAGGAAACGAGTTCTTAATCCTTGAGTTTGAGATTGCAAACAACTCATCAAAAGATATCAGCATCAGCTCCGTAATGAATTTCGAAGCCTATTGCGATGATTACTCACTAACACAAGATCTTGTTGGACTTCAAGCCCCTGAAGCTAGTGGAAAGAATCAGCTTGATGGAAGTGTTGCTGCTGGAAAGAAGATGAACGGTGTGATTGCATATCAGGTACCTACAACTTTCTCGAAATTCGAGGTTAGCGTTGCTCCTGATTTCTGGTCATCAAAAGATATTCAGTTTGTTTACAGTAAATAGTTAATTTGCGGTGTTTGGAACAAGGTTCATTTGCATGAGAGGAACCATGAATATAAAAGAATACGTTTATGACAACAAACTTTCTTCCTTATCCGATACAGAATTGAGAGCTTATGGAAGAGAACTACTGGCAAGACAATATGCCGGTGAAGAACTTACAGATGAGTTATATACAGAGTTGAGAGATGTATGTAGCGAATTTGTAAACAGGGATAATTAAATAAAATAAAACCGCTCCTGTTGGCGCAGGAACGGTTGACACACCAAACTCCGAAGAGCGGTGCAGATTATATGAAGCAATAATATTGTATCATCTTCGGGGCAGTCATACAAGCAGAACTGTTGTTCTGTTGTGGGGCTGTTATTTTTGTACTCAAATATAGAAAGGAAGATGATTATGTGGGTTGAAGAAAGAAAATCAGGATTTAAATTTATTGAACGCTATACAGATCCAATGACAGGAAAAGTTAAACGAGTCTCAATTTCCATGCCAAAAAATACTGCAAAGAATCGCAAGTTGGCAGCTGCTACACTCCAAGAGCGCATTGATCAGAAATTAAAGACAGCATCAACGCAGAAGAAAGACCTTGCCTTAAAGGAACTCATAGAGCTATACAATGTGGAACAACTGAGGACAGTCAAGCAGTCTACGTACAACAGGAACTGTGGAGCGTGTAAGTCTATTGCAAAGATTCTCGGACCATCTATCATTGCATCGAAGTTAAATGCGGGATATATCAGAGAACGTTTTCTCGCTACTGGCAGAGCTCCTGGAACGCTCAACGAATGGATGGTAAGGCTCAAGGCTCTGTTGAGATGGGGATACCGTAATGATTACATTGAAGATATCTCCTATCTCAACAAGATTGAACGGTTTAAAGATGTTTCTCACCGCAAGAAGATTGAAGACAAATTTCTTGAGTCCAGCGAAGTGGAATTGTTGCTTGATGAGATGAAAGTGGAAAAATGGAAAGTGCTAACAGAATTCCTCGTCCTGTCTGGTCTCCGATTCGGCGAAGCAGCTGCGCTTGAGAAACCAGATGTTGATTTGAGAAAGCGTGTGATCCATGTCACGAAAACCTATGATGTCAACAATGACATTGTAACAACCCCAAAGACGGACTTTTCTATCCGAGACGTATATATTCAAGACGAACTGGCAAAAGTCTGTAGAAAGGCACTGAGAATGGCTCAGAACGACAATGTGATACAGTTTAGCAACCTATTGTTCACTGGTACAGTTCGTGAGCACATTGACCACTTCGCTTACAACAAATACCTCAAGGAAAATTCCATGAAAGCTATCGGTAGAAGCATCACACCACACACGCTAAGACATACACACGCAAGTCTGCTAATGGAACAAGGAATTGATATCGACAGCATCTCAAAAAGACTTGGACATAATGACAGTAAGGTCACAAGAGAAATTTATTTACACGTTACGCAGAAGTTGGAAAGTAAACGAAATGAGCAGTTGAAAGAATTGAAAATTTTATAGCCTGCCCCCTTTTTGCCCCCTTTTGGAATTTTTGCAAAAGAAAAACCCCGGAAGCACCGCATTCATGGGCGATTCCGGGGAAAAGTTCAAAGCTGTCTAGGGGAGTACCTGTATATATAAATAGGTACAAACTACTGCGAAATATCGCACTTTAAGGCATTTTCAGCACTGAAACCGTACAACAAAGTACAATGTTCTGCCCCCTTTTTGCCCCCTCACATGATACAATATTTACGCCCCAGAGTCAAATGCTCCGGGGCATATTTTTACTCAATCCAAGCCTGGAACTTGTCAATGAATCTGTATTTGTCTCCGGCGAATCCGTACATACCGCTTGCTTTCAGCGTATCGACCTGATCTGCATAGAAGTTCTTGTTGTTCTGAACAGAAACTCTGTAATGGACCATCTGGTACTCATATCCTTCCGGTGTGATGTAGTACAGTTCAACTGCAAGAATCTCTGAACCATCTCCGAGGATTCCATTCTTCTTATCATTCAGATCATAGCTGTTTCCAAATGTCAAATATGGAAGCCATCCGTTAGCCTGTGTATAGACACGCGCCCTAATGCTTCCCTTGCTTACCTTAATAGCAAGCCATCTGATTGCAATGTTGTCTCTCGCTCCCGCCCAGTCAATCTTATTGACTACTGGTGGCCACCATCTGTCTGTGAAAGCCTGATATGTAATATCGACCTGTCCTAAGTCTTTCTTTTCTACCGGCTTAGATGGTGCTGACGGTGTAACAGGTGTAGCACTTCCACCAAATTCCATGTAGCAATGGTTCACATCTACTCTTCCACTGACTCCATCTACCTGTCCATCAGAAGCGTACTGCCAGATAGCATACTGACCATTATATGTATCTTCCGGAAGATTCTTGTATCTTGCCATCCACTCAATGTACTTGTCACGTACACTGCCAAGATGGTTGTTGAACCAACTAAGTGAAGCGTAGATTCCAGGAGTATATCCATTCGCCTTAAGTCCTTCGCATACAATCTCACAGCATCTAGGAGCATAGTTCTGTGTTCCCGGCTCTTCCACATCAATGAAAATTGGTAACTGAAATGTATGCCCTTTAATCAATCTGAGAATATGCTCAAGCTCTGATTTCGACTGTCTGTCACAAGTAGCGTAGCTGTACAGATAGACTCCTACCGGAATTCCAAGTCTTTCACACTCTGCAAGGTTACGAATCCACTGCTTATCGTCCTGTGATGTGATATCATCTCCATATCCGCATCTAAGAATAGCTCCGGCACAACCGGATGCTTTTACTTTTTCCCAATTTATCACTCCATTATGATAGCTAACATCAATGATTAACTTACTCATACCAGCCACCTTCTTTCAGCTCTGCTTTCTTCTGCTCAATCTCCGCAGCATGTTCCTCTGCAAACTTCTCCATAACTTCAAGTGATGTTCCTTCGTTGTCGGAGATTTCTTTTGCTGAAAGTCCGTAAGCGAAACTCTTAATGATTTCTTTTACTTCCTGTTCTGTCGTAATTACTCTTCCTTTCCATTCTGCTTAATCAACTGGTTGACATAATTACTTAATCCAGCCACTAAAATTCCCTGTACGATTGCGGTAAACATTGCCATTGCGATTTCCTGTCCAGTTCCGAGAGTACAAGTAGCAACCACATAGATACCGCAGATCACGATTCCTGCAATTCCTAAGATGCTAGGAATATACTTGTCTGCGATAGTCTCAGATTGCTTAATTGCCATGCCAATAAAGTACAGCGCGATAGCCACAACAATAAGTTCCGGTTTAATGTAATTGATAATCTGCTCCATGATTATTCTCCTTTTTCTCTTAAGTGTAATTCTTCAATTTCGTGCATCATCTTTGTAATCATTCCATTGCCACCGAGTTTGTGATACGCATTATACATTTCACAGAAATTCTCGTAAGCATACGATGGGATTGAGCCAAGTCTCATATACTTATCATGGTATTCAATCAACTGGACTCTAAGTAAAAGCATCGTGCCTTTACTATTCGCATCCCTATCTTTCTTCTGATTTTTTAAAAGCCACACAACATAGCCCATGAGAGCTGTCAAGACGATTGGCAATGCTGTGACATAAGTTTGATATAAAAAGTGCTCCAACGGTTTCTGCCTCCCTATTCTCCGAATTGTTCCGATTTTTCTTTTTTAGCTTCCGATCGCAATCCAATTATAGGTAGCATTATTCATGAATTTATATTCTTTCGTTGATTCTGTCCAAGAGAATGTACCACCAGACACGCTAAAACCAGACCTATCTGTGATTCCACAAGCTTTTGAATACACGCTGTAATCACCACAGAATATCACCTTTGCTTTTCCTGCATCTGCGGAATACACAGCAGTAACAACACCTACTGATGTGATTTTATCAGCATAGATTATCATCTTGTCAATCTTAGACAAGCCAGTATCGATAGTAGGAGATGATGTTGTTCCAGCTTTTACTTGTACACCGACAGAATCTCCACCAGATGCTTCCATTGTTCCGGTAGCAACACCATTCTTGGATGTGAACCTCTTACCTTTTCGCACATCTTCTGGCATTGCGTCACCAAAGAATGCACCTAGTGAACCATCGCCCCAAACTCTAATGTTGCCTCCCTTTTTTAGGTACGCAGATGCGTTGTCAAGAGAAACGCTGTTAAGAGTCATATAAAGATCTCCATTATATTTACTTATATTAACTCGTCCATTACCAACTGTAAGCTTGCTTCCCGTAAGCGATACCATACTTCCAGTGACTTTTTCTCCGTCAACATAAGCTGTCTTCCCTGATACAATGTCCTCTGATAATGCCGTAGCATCTGATGTGTCGATTCCGCTTGACTGTGTCATAGTTCCAACAATTCGCTGTCCGCTACTATCATGAGCTGTAGCACCAGCCAACAGATTTTCTGGTGTCACAGTATCTTCTGCAAAATTAATCAGCGCACCAACTATTTTTGCACCAGTTTTATCATGAGCCACAGTACCCTCTAAAAGTTTGTCTTCTGTAACTGTGTCCTCTGTCAAATCCAGTAATACACGTCCATCGTATTCGATTTTATTTACGTCCATATTTTGCTCCTCTCTAACTAACCGATTGTTACTGTAAGCCCACCTGCACTGTTTTCCGACTCAACATAAGGAATCTTCTCAACAATCACCTGTGAGAGACAATTATAACCTTCGTCCGGAAGAATCGTCTGCTGTGTGCTATTTGGTGTTACTGTCTTTGATTGTGGCTTCATTCCTTCGCTACTGGACATCGAGCCTTTAACTCCCAAAATCGTGATTCCTTCTCGAATGTTTTTGGCGACAAGTTTTGCCTGTTCTTCGCTATCAATTGTTACATTTCCAGATCCGTCATGATAGCCTTGTGCAATTGCATAGCTTTCTGCCAGAGTCTTAATTGTTCCGGTTACAGCACCGTTATTCGGCATTGTTCCGACAATTTTTGCCCCTCTTGCATAAGCTGTTTTTCCTTTTAAAATCTCTGCTACCGCCACAGTAGCATCATTAGAGTCCACGTCATACGTGCAAGTACCTGTGACTGCCCCACCGTCTTTTCCATGAGCCGTGATGCCTTTTAACAGCTTGTCCGCTGTCACTGTATCTCCCGTTAAATCAATCAGTGTATTTCCACCATATACTACTTTGTTAATTCCCATCGTTATAATTCCTTTCCGATAATTACTGTCTGTCCGCCTTCGATATTGCTTACCTCGAAGAATGGAATTTCTTTAATTGTTACGTCTTCTGTCAGATATTTTTGATTTGTGGCAAGTATCTGTTCATGTGGTTTTGGTACTACAATATAATCGCCATCATAATAATCAACATCTTTGTTCCCTGACACCTGTTGAAAGCTCTGAAATTCAACATTCATTTTGCAATCCGATTCTTTAAATGCCACATCGATCTTCATTAAATAACGCCCTCTTTCAATATTCTTCCGACAAATACTCGGATAATGTTGGATGCCAATGCGTTACCATCCTTTGTACGGATGCGTATCTGAATTTCGGCAGTTTCTCTAGGATTTTGCTGAAATTTAAGCGTATCCTCTTGTGTAAGAGCAAGAGTTACTGCTGATCCTTGACAATTACAATCGGCAATTGTTTTTTCAATTACGACTCTATTATTTTGCGAAATCGTAACATACATTTTTGCAATTAATAATGTATCGAACGGCAATTCAAATTCTAATTTAGGTGTAGTACCTCTAATCATGTTATCACCTCTTTCTTTGGAATGAACCTTCTTCAGTTGTGCAGTCCGACCATTTACTCATGTTCGTTTTCTTTATCCTTATTCTGAAGCTCTTCTACTATAGCATCTGTCTGCTCTGCCATATATGCTACCTGTTGTCTGTGTTCCTCTTCCAGTAAGGACTCCATAATCAAGCTGATAACAGCACCGTCTAAACCATACTTAGCTGCTGCTGTGTTAATAGCCAGTCTCATGTAATTCCTGCACTGGTTGACTCGAAAGTTGAACGGTAATGCAACCTTTTCTTTCTTTTCTTCTTCCATGATTACTCCTTTCTACAGAATCTCCCACAAATCCTCGGATTCCTCTGGCGAGTTGGCTTGTGTAGTGGTATGAGATTTCATACACTTACACAACACAAGCTCTTCTTGTAGATGTGGTTCTTCCTTTTCTAGTAACATTGTGGATACAGCATTAGATACACGTACCG